CAACAGCAACTGGTACTGAAAAAGGTGCTAATCCAACTGTTACAACTGGTAGTTTTAGCATGGCAGAAAGCACAGCAGGTTCAACTTCATTTAGCACAGCAAAAACTATTACAGTTAGTGCCGCAACAGTTGAAGGTGTAGCAACAGCAATCAGTAACGCAGGATTTACAAATATCACTGCTAGTGTATCAAATGGTTATCTTACAATTAGTCACGCATTAGGCGGCGAAATTAAAGTTGTAGATGCTGGTGGAATTTTAACAAGTGCTGGTTTTGATCCAATTCAATCAAATAGCACAGTAACAGCAAACTTCTACACAGCAGGCGTAGACGATGATAACACTTATGTAATTTCAAACTGGAAAGCATTGGTATATGAAGCAAAAGATGATGCTCCAACTAGCGTTCCAGCAGATGGCACATTATGGTATGATACAACACTTGACGAAGTTGACATTATGATTCATGATGGAAGCAAATGGGTAGGTTACCTAAACTATGGTGCTTACGCAGGTGCTACAGATCCAGCAGGTCCAATTGTTAGTGCTACTGAGCCAGCAAAAACTGGTGGACAATCAGATGGAACTGATCTAGTAACAGGTGACATTTGGATTGATACTTCAGATGTTGATCAGTACGGTGCTAAGATTTACAAATACGATGCTAATGCAAATGCTTGGGTACAAGTTGATGTAACAGATCAAACAACAGAAGACGGTATTCTGTTTGCTGATGCTAGATACGGTTCAACTGGTGCTACTGGTGATACAGCAGGAACAATCACAGCATTACTAAGCACAAACTATGTTGATCCTGATGCTCCAGATCCAGCACTGTATCCAAAAGGTATGTTGCTATGGAACACAAGACGTTCAGGATTTAACGTTAAGAAATTTGTTAGAGGACACATTGATGTTACTGCTAACAGTGGTAAAAACACACGTTTCGGCGATGAAGCAATGGTTAATAGTTTAACTGGCGCGGCAATTTATGCTACAAACAGATGGATTGGTTGGAACACAACTAACGAAGATGGTTCAGGCGTATTCGGCAGACACGCACAACGTAAAACAGTTGTTCAAGCAATGAAAGCGGCAGTGGACACTAATGATGCACTACGTGATGAAGAAACACGTAACTTTACATTGTTAAGTGCTCCTGGTTATCCAGAACTAGCAACAAACCTTGTTTCTCTAAACATAGATAGAGGCATTACAGGATTTGTTGTAGCAGATACACCATTTAGATTACAACCAACAGCAACAGCACTTCTAAACTACGGTAATAACACAGCAGGTGCTACAGGTGATGGCGAAGATGCTCTTGTAACATACGACGAATACATGGCGGCGTTTTATCCATCAGGGTTCACAACAGACTTCCAAGGTAACAACATTGTTGTTCCACCAAGTCATATGATGTTGAGAACTATTGCTGTAAGTGACGCAGTTTCTTATCCATGGTTTGCTCCAGCAGGAACAAGACGTGGTGGAATTAGCAATGCTTCAAGTGTTGGTTACATTGACGGTGAAGGTGAATTTAACGCAGTAGCGTTGAATGAAGGCATCCGCGATACAATGGCAGGTGTTAAAATTAATCCGTTAACATTTATTACTGGAAATGGATTAGTAAACTTCGGTCAATACACTAGAGCAAGAAACGCAAGTTCTTTAGATAGAATTAACGTAGCACGTTTAGTATCTTATATGAGACGTCAGTTAACATTACTTGCTAAACCATTTATGTTTGAACCAAACGATAAGATCACACGTGATGAAATCAAACAAGCAACAGAAAGTTTATTACTAGAACTAGTAGGTCAAAGAGCAGTTTATGACTTCTTGGTAGTTTGTGATGAAACAAACAACACACCTTCTAGAATTGATAGAAACGAACTATATGTTGATGTAGCAATTGAACCAGTGAAAGCAGTGGAATTTATTTACATTCCATTACGCTTAAAGAACACAGGCGAGATAGCAACTTTGGGCAATCAATAATGGGGATAAATAACTATATACAAGGAGCAAATTAAATGGCTATTTCAAGTTTAAGTAAATTTACAGTTCCATTAGCGAGTGACCAATCAGCAAGTGCTCAAGGCTTGTTGATGCCAAAACTAAAGTATCGCTTTAGAGTTTCTTTAGAAAATTTTGGTGCTGGCGCTCCTAATATTGAACTAACAAAACAGATTATCGATGTAACTAGACCAAACGTAAACTTTGAGTCAATCGCACTAGATGTGTATAACTCAAAAATTTACTATGCTGGTAAACATACATGGCAACCGATTACAATCACAATACGTGATGATGTAAACAATGCTGTAAGTAAATCAGCGGGACAACAGTTACAGAAACAGTTCGACTTCTTCGAACAATCAAGTGCGGCAAGCGGTATCGATTACAAATTCAAAACTAGAATTGAAATTCTAGATGGTGGTAACGGTGCTAACACTCCAAGTGTACTTGAAACATTTGAACTAGTTGGTTGTTTTGTACAAGACATCAACTACAATCAGTTAACTTACAGTGATTCAAATCCTGTAGACATTACTATGTCAATTCAATACGATAACGCTATCCAGACTAACGGTGCTGGTCAGCCAAATGGTATTGGAGCGGCGATTGGTAGAACTGTTAGAACTCTAGCAACAGGCTAAGGCAGTACAAATAGTCATTTAATAAGGTCGGGGGCCTAAAAATCTCCGGCCTTTTTTATTGACTAAATATTAGTATGGCAAAGTTAACTAAATTTTTAGGATCAGTGGTAGGCGGCATTTTTGGCGGTGACGGAGATATGCGTGACTACCAACACGCACAGCGATTATTCGCAGACAATCTAAGTGCTCTAAGTCCTAAAGTAGAATTTTTATTTCATGTTTATTTTGATATAAACAAGAGTGCTGTTCGTTCACCTAACCCTGCGTGGGGATTTGGTAAACAAGAACCAAACATTGAAGTGGGTATGTTGGTTAAACAGGCACAGGTTCCGGGTGTTATTGTAAACACAGAAACTAAAAACCAGTACGGCAAAAAAACAAACATTCAAACATCAGTACAGTATTCACCAGTTACAATTACATTTCATGATGATAACACAAATTTAACCAGTGGTATGTGGCAACAATATTTTCAAGCCTACTATGCTGATAGTCAATACATTGATGAGTTACAAAGACAGCCTACCTATAATGCTGTTGGAAACGACGGTATGAATCAAGCAATTTCACAAAGCCAATATAAATTTGGTTTTGATGTTTTTAAATCAAAAAGATTTTTTAATGAAATTAAAATATACCAATTAAGCAGACATTTCTTTTATGAATATACATTAATTAATCCTATCATAACACAATGGCAAGCACCTAATTTAAATTACGCAAGTTCACAGCCAGCAGAAAATCAAATGACTATAGCATATGAAGGTATTAGATACGCTCAAGGTAATGTTGCTGTAGGAACACCAGATGGCTTTGCTCAGTTACACTATGACTCAACACCTTCCCCACTTTCATTAATGGGAGGAGGAACAGCATCACTGTTTGGTAGCACAGGAGTACTGGCAGGTGGACTAGATGTGTTCGGCGACCTAGCAAGTGGTAAAGCATTCAGCGATCCTTTCGCACTGCTTGGTACAGCAATTAAAGCCAAGAACACATATGAGAACGCTAAACAATTATCTAAACAAGGTATCAAAGGTGAAGTAGAAAGCATTGTTACAGGAGCAATAACCAATACTGTTAACAATACAATTAGAGTGGCAGGCAGTGGTAAATTAGATTTTACACAAGCAACACAAGCAGATCAAGGTGACGGAACCGTTGCTAACAAAAAAGATTTAGATGCTAATGCCAGACAAATTACAGATCAAAGACGATCGTCAGATGGTGCGACTGTAACAGAGTACAGCGATGGAAGCATTGATATTAATTACGATGACGGCACTATATCTGTTGATACAAGTGAATCAACCGTAGATGGTGTTCCAGCAAACTTTGATACACCATTGGATCAGGGAGGTTAATTATGGCAATTCAATATTCAAACTTGCCAATTGACGTACAAGTTAAAAAGAAATCAAGCAGTGACGACACTGTAACATTCTTTGACAATTACAACAAAGAAGAATTACAATTTAAGTCTAGTGCTAGTGATGCGGCTATTGCTTTTTTTACCAAAAGAGGAATGCAAGAAGTAGCGGCAAAAAGCACCGCCTTTTTATTACTGAAGCAGTGTAAACTAGACGGTGTTGACCCATTTACTATAC